GGCTAACGAAAGTTAAGGGCGGTAAAGGTAGGTGGACTGCTTGCTGTCCTAGCCATGAAGATCGTAGTCCTTCCTTAGCGATAAGAGAAACAGAAGATGGTCGTATCTTATTGAAATGTTTTGGTGGTTGCTCAATACAGGAGATAGTCGGTTCTATCGGTATGGACATAGGTGAGTTATTTCCACCTGACGATAAGTTATCTCATCACAAGCCTAGAGTTAAAAATGCTTTTTACGCAACAGACTTACTTAGGGTTATTGAGTTTGAGTCCGTACTAGTATCTGTAGCTGCAAGCAACATAGCCAACGGAGTTAAATTAACTGATAATGACAGATCACGTTTAAGACAAGCACAAGAACGGATCATTGAAGCAGCGAGGCATATAAGATGACTACAAACTTAGAATTAGTAGCAGTACAACTAGACGATGAGCGTAAAGCACGATTAGTTAAGTCACAGGATATTGATGTAGAAAAGTATCTAAAGAATAACGATGTAGGACAGAAGGTTCGCATAGTTTCAGATTGGCTTAGTGAAATAGAAGAAAGCTACATTAATCCACCAGTTAGCGATAATGCGACTATGCCGTTTACTAAGACGCATGGTGACTTTGCTTTTAGGTTAGGTGAGGTAACTTTATACGCTGGTGGTAACGGAGGTGGCAAGTCTCTGATAACTGGTCAGATAGCTTTGCACTTAATTAAGCAGAAACGCAAGTGTGTGGTGGCATCATTCGAGATGAAACCCACTAGCACTATCCGCAGGATGTTAAGACAGTTTTCTGGTGAGTTTATTGATGATCCGCTTACTAACGATAAAGAGAAGTACATCAAGGGACTAACAAAGCGATTTAACCAGTTCGCAGGTGAGCATCTGTACATTTACGATCAGCAAGGATCTACAACTCCACAGCAGACTATTGCTATGGCTAGGTACTGTGCTGTAGAGCTAGGAGTTGAGCATATTTTTATTGACTCGTTAATGAAGGTCTGTAATGCTGAGGATAATTTTAATGAGCAGAAATACTTTGTTGATGAGCTGACTGCATTGGCACGAGATCATAACGTACACATTCATTTGATCCACCATATCCGCAAGTTACAGTCTGAGGAAGTTCAGCCTAACAAGAATGACATCAAAGGTACTGGAGCTATTACGGATCAGGTTGATAACGTATTCATTATGTGGCGCAACAAGCAGAAAGAAAATCGTAGGCGTAACGGAGACAAGTACGAGGAAGATTTACCTGACGCTTACTTGATGTGCGAGAAACAGAGGAACGGTGAAGCTCAGGAATCTTACGGACTTTACTATCACTCAGGTAGCCAGCAGTTTATAGATACTTGGGGTGGTGCGACTATGGACTTTGATAACAAAGGTAGATTTAGAGGATGAATGAGTTTTTTGAGGAAGAAAGACATCGCTGTGAAGTTTGGCAAGTATTACGATGGAGAGCGCAAGACAGAAACAAGTCATCAGATTACCTTCAACTAGTTCGTAAGATGCGGGGAGGTAACGCAGCAGATAAGCTAGAGAAAGACTGTAGAGAGCAATGGGAGCGAGGAAACAGAGGCTTAAAAGGAGATTGGCGTGACAAGTAAAGAAATAGAAGAACTAGCAGGTCATAGACCAGTATCTGCATGGATTTTTAAATTAGTCGGTGATGCTATAGCAATAGAACGTGAAGAATGTGCAAAAGTGTGTGATGCGTATGGTATGCCTGACGGCACAAGTGAAACAGCCAAGATATTAGCTTACGTTATCCGAGCAAGAGGAAATAATGACGTATAAAAGGGTGGACGATAATCAAGCACAGATTACTAAAGCACTACGAGCTGAAGGTTGGTCAGTACAGCATTTACACGAAGTAGGTAAGGGCTGTCCTGATTTGATTGTTGGAGCTAAAGAAAAAAACTTTTTAGTAGAAGTTAAAGACGGAAAAAAAGCGTGGAAACTAACACCAGATCAGGTTATCTGGCATTACAACTGGAAAGGGCAGGTAGTTGTAGTTACAAGTCCTGAAGATGCTATAGAAACTGTTAAGAAATTACTGAAGGAGGGCAGATGAACACAGTAGGTGATGGATCGAACGGCTACCCGATTAGTAGAATAAGGCTCTATAAAGATTGGGTAAGTTTGACAGACGAGGAAATACTCGCAGACGATGTGCTGCGGTATCACTTTGGTTTAAATGGTGGAGCTGGTCCAGTTTCAAAAAAAGGTAAGGCAATTATTGCAGCAATAGAAGCTAAATTACAGGAGAAGAATCATGGCTAAATTACCGTACACAATAACAATTTGTCCAGACCAACCAAACCCTAAGCAGTACACAGCACTGACACCTAAAATTGTTAAAGCTATGAGGTACGGGCATGACATGACGATTGACCAACGTAAGTTTATGTGGCCTGCAACGTCATCGGATATTGAAGGAAAATTGCACGAGTTAGTTAAAAAGGGGAAGAACAGTGAATGATCCTCACGCAGCTATTGACTACATAATCAAACATTCTAAGGAATACGCTAAGGCTAAGGCTGACGTTAGCTACTTGTCAGAATTCCGTAAGACTAAGAAAGCGTTATGTTTTCAAAATAGCATGAAAAGTACGATGGCAGAGAAGGAAGCTGATGCTTACGCTCATCCAGAGTATCAGGCGGTATTAGATGGTCTTAGGGAGGCTGTAGAAAGGGCTGAGACGCTACGATGGATGCTCATAGCGGCTCAGGCTAGGGTTGATGTTTGGCGTTCTCAGGAAGCCTCTAATCGGTTCGTAGATAAATCTACGTTTTAGATTTCATCTTCAAAGTAATCAAACTCGTCTGCGTACCACTCGTCATCTTCTTCACAGTACCAGTACCAGATTTCTTCTTCTTCATCGAAAGACCAAGCTATGCCATCTTCATCGTACTCAAAGTCATCATCAGCAAACTCAACTTCATCGGATTCTACGTAAACAACTACGTCACCAACGGTAATCGTAACCATAATTTTCTCCATATAAACACAGCACGACGCTGTAAAAACTATGCTACCAGAGAATTATGACTGCTCAATAAATAGGCATTAACAAAAAGACAATGAAGAAATCTGACAGAGAATATTTATCGAAAGTAGCAGATATAGGTTGTATAATTTGCTTTAATGAAGGTTATCCTAATAGTCCGGCAGAAATACATCATATTCGAGACGTAGGATTAGGTTTAGGAGTACGAAATAGTCATACTAATACCTTACCTTTATGTCCTTTGCATCACAGAGGCAACAAAGGAATACATGGAATGGGTCGCAAGGCTTGGGAACGTGTTTACGGTACACAATGGGAACTACTGGACAAAGTAAAGGAAATCTTAAATGATGAAGAAAACTAAAGCAGCTAAGAAAGTTAGCAAGGTAATGAAGGAATTCGGCAAAGGTGAGCTTCATTCAGGTAAGGGTGGCCCTGTAGTCAAGTCACAGAAGCAAGCTGTAGCAATTGCTTTAAGTGAAGCTGGCATGGCTAAGAAGAAGAAAAAATGAAAACAGGACTCTACGCAAACATTCACGCAAAGCGTAAGCGCATAGAAGAAGGCTCAGGCGAGAAGATGAAGAAGCCTGGTACTAAAGGTGCGCCAACTAAGGCTGACTTTAAATTAGCCGCTAAGACTGCAAAGAAAAAAAAATGACAGCCGCATGGACTAAGAAAGCAGGAAAGAATCCCAAAGGTGGACTTAACGAAAAAGGTCGTAAGTCTTACGAGGCTGAGAATCCTGGCTCTGATCTAAAAGCTCCAGTTAAGTCTGGTGATAACCCACGTAGAGCGTCTTTTCTAGCTCGTATGGGCAATATGCCTGGTGCAGAGAAAAAGCCAAATGGGGAGCCTACTAGACTGTTGTTAAGCCTAAAGGCATGGGGTGCTAGTTCAAAAGCAGACGCTAAAAAGAAAGCTGCTGCAATATCTGAAAGGAATAAAAAGAAATGAAAGGCTATAAATCTTGCAGTAAGTGTAAAGGTGGCGAGTGCAAAGGCGGTAAGAATTGCATGAAAGAGGAAAAAGAAAATGGTAAAGGTGGAAAAATTGAAATTGAAATCTCCTTACCTATGCGTGGAAGCCGTACAAAAACCAACAAAGCCAAAAAGAGATGAGTCATCAAAGCCAGCTAGACTTTGTAGCCAGCCTGAAGAAGAAGTTTCCGCAATATTTCTCCCAGAAAAGAATACTGGAGATTGGAAGCTTAGATATAAACGGTTCCATAAGGCAGTTTTTTGAAGGCTGTACGTACATTGGCGTAGATTTAGGGCATGGTAAGGGCGTTGATCTGGTTGCTAAGGGTGAGGAATTAACCTTTCCTGACGATGGATTTGACGTAGTAGCAAGCTGCGAGTGTTTTGAGCAGAAGCCTGAGTGGGTAGCGACATTCAATAACATGGCTAGGATGTGTAACGGCTTAGTTATTATGACTTGCGCTACTACTGGCAGACCAGAGCATGGAACAAGTAGGACAAGCAGAGCAGATGCACCATTTTGCGGTGATTACTACCGCAATTTATGCGGTGATGACATCGAGTCTAACTGCGATATGAGTAAGTTTATCGAGTACGAATTCTCAACGTGCGACAGTCCGGCAGACTTATACTTTTGGGGAATCACTAAAAAGCCTGAGAATTAGGAAGTTGTATTTGTTTACAGCAAAAGCGATGGGAATCCTTTTCCCTAGTTCTCAGACTTTTAAGTTTACAGTTGACTAGTTTTAACTTTACAGTCAAGGATTTGCATTGCAAGCTATCGTCATTTGCAGCACAGGAAACGTAGGGTTACACATACTGCTTTTAAGCATAAAGGCGTATTGTCCAAATATACCTGTATATCTATCCAGTAAAAATACAGAGGACGTAGAACTGGTAGATACATGGATGTACAACTCAGCTACAAACTTTGGTGACGCTTATAACGCAGCGATGAGCAAGGCGTTCTACGATGGCTACAAAGAGATTATCATAGCCAATGACGATGTTGTCATAACGCCAACTACATACCAAAACCTAAGTGAAGATGTAAAACTACTAAAACAAAACTTTGATAACGTAGGATTTGTAGGAGCTAGAAGTGACTATGTACTTTGGGATCAAAATATTCGTAGTTATTGCGCTAATGATAATGTCATTGGGTTAAAATACGAATCAGAAGATCACATCAAAGAAACAGGGGTCATTGCGCCTATTTTCGCTTACGTAAGTAAACAGGCATTTGAGACAGCAAGATTCCCTAGCGTTAATTGGTATTCTGATAATATTATTTGTGATGATCTATCTAAAGCAGGTTACAGGCATTTTGTGAGCAGGGCTTATGTCCACCATGCAGGGTCGCAAACGGTAGGAACAGACTTCAAGAAGTGCCATGAGGAACCTAGAGAATGGATAAGGTCGAATAGACCAGATAAGTACGAGGAATATTATGGCTAGTCTTGATGATTTGCTGAGGCAATTAGGTATAGGTGGCGCAACAAGAAATCGTGCTGGTCAGATAGTCACGAATACTAACGATGTAGTGCCAGTAGCCACAGCAGGTTTAGCAGATACGTTATATGGCGCAGGTCGTGGAACTTTAGCAGGTACGGCAGCAATTGGCGGTATTCCTGGTGATATTAACCAGATGTACGTTAATAAGTTTGGTGCTTTATTCCCAAGTCAGCCAGCTCCACCAACATCAGAACAGATTAGCACAGCAGTAAAAAGAGCAGTTCCACCATTAAATTTATCCAGAGATAACACAGGTAATATAGCTACATCGTTAGGTGAGAATGTAGTATCTCCAATGGTTTCTCCTGAATCAGCAATAAAAGCAGGTAGAGCTTTGGCTCCTAATGCTGCTGAATTGGCTTATAAATACGTTGGCCCTGGTAGTAATATGGATCCAGCAATGTATGTTTATCGTCCGACAAGCCCATCAAATCCAGATCCATTGGTAGGAACTCAGTTTAAGCGTGAATATATAGGTGGATTATTAGATAAGACAATAAATGACTTATCAAATAAACAAGGAGCAAGTCTTGCATATTTGCCTTGGGATAATTCAAGCAGGAATATGAAGATCACACAAATTTCTGGAGAAGATATTCCTCCAGTAATTACGCATGGTGGACAAGATTACATTCTTGATATTGAACATAGAAAAAAAGGCATTGGTGGTGCGTCTGGTTTAGGAATTGCAAAAAAAATAAAGACTAGAGATGAAATAGCAAGAAAAGAAAATATTGCTGCTGGTGGCACTGGAGAAGTTATTCATACTCCTATAACTATGGGCGAATTTTCTGAAAATTATTCAGTTCAACCAACTCAAGTTTTATTAGGATTAATTGATAGAAAACCAGACAATGTTGAGGTTGTTTCAAAATTAGACGAAAGAATTAGAAATGCTCCTAAATATGTAGGGACTGGAGAAAAAAGAAAAGTAACATATCCATTTAAAGATTTTCCTGGAGTATTGACAGAAGAAGGAAGATTGCAGTTATTAGACAGGACTTCTGCTGCTGGAGATTTAAGAAAAGTATTTGTTACTACTGCATATGGTAAAAGCAAAAGAAAGAATGAAATAAACTTCCAAAAAGAATTTGGATTTAATGCTGAAGATATTCAAAACGCTATTGGAGATCAAGCATTAGCAGGTTTGCCAAGAGGTTACGGTGGGAATGCGTTTATTTCATCTGGACAAGAAGGGATTATTTTATTGCCATCAAAAAATGCAACTTATAATACAGATATGGGAAATTTAGATTATTTAGGTGGATTAGGGTATAGCGCACCAGTTGAAACATTTATGGGGCCGCAATACGATACTTTAGCAAAAGAATTTGCAAATAAAAAAGGCGATTTACGATCAATGACAATTGGAGCTGTTGAGAAACGAAACGCAGGTGTATCCACAATGATTGATAATGCAATGCTTAGAAGATTAGAGAATTATAAAAAAGGTTTACTCTATTAAGTCGTAAGCATCATCAATGTGGGATTGTAATAACATTTTAACATCTTCTAGAAAGTTAATAAAATCATCTTGGTTGGATTTCATTAGTTCATCATCTAAAGTAAATGTAATACCTTGTATAGGATTTGTTTCAATAATTATTTTCATATATCCTCCAGTTAGAACATATAGTTTACATGAATAAACAGATAGTGCAATTTATATTTACTATCAGAATCAAAAGTAAGATAGCATGACACCAGAAAGGTAGTGCAATGGAAGAAACAGAAAAAAGACCAGTAGGCAGACCATCAGAGTATGATCCATCATATTGCCAAAAAGTTATCGAACTAGGAAAACTAGGCAAGTCATTTGAGCAAATGTCAGCTCAACTCAACATATCGTATAGAACATTATGCAGGTGGAGAGACTCTATTGAGGAATTTTGTCACGCCTTGGAAGATGCTCACGCATATAGTCAGGCATATTGGGAAGAACTAGCTCAAAGCCACCTAATTGAGACTAAAGATACGCCAAGAATCAATACTGGCTTATGGTCAAGGAGTATGGCTGCTAGGTTTCCTAAGAATTACTCGGAAAGAATTAAGCAAGAGTTAACTGGTGCAAACGGTGGTGCGGTAGAGGTTGACTCAACTATAACGATAAATCTCGTTAGACCAAATGCAGGTTGATTTTCCAGAGAAGCTAGGATTCTTATTTGAACCTAGTAGATATAAGGTTGCTTATGGCGGCAGGGGATCAGCTAAGTCTTGGTCTTTTGCTAGGGCTTTATTGGTCAAAGGAAAGTCTAAGAAGCATCGTATCTTGTGCGCTCGTGAGGTGCAGAAATCAATTAAGGATTCAGTTCACAAGCTGCTATCAGACCAGATTCAGGTAATGGGGATGGGTGACTTCTACGAGGTTATCGAGAACGCCATTAGAGGAAAGAACGGTACTGAGTTTGCTTTTGCTGGCTTGGCTTCTCACACAGTTGAGTCAATAAAGTCTTTTGAGGGCGTTGATATTGTTTGGATTGAAGAAGCTCAGGTTGTTACAAAACGCTCTTGGGATGTTCTAATTCCGACAATAAGAAAAGACGATTCAGAGATTTGGGTTAGCTATAACCCTGAGTTAGATACAGATGAAACTCATCAAAGGTTTGCAATAAATCCACCGCCAGATTCTTTAATTGCTAAAGTAAATTGGGATGATAACCCTTGGTTTCCTCCTGTTTTGGAAAAAGAGAGGCAGCATTGCAAATTAACTAATCCTAAAGATTACGCAAATATCTGGGAAGGTGAGTGCAAACCTGCTGTATCTGGAGCTATTTATTACGATGAAATATCCTTGTCGCAAGAGGAAGGTCGTATTTGTAATGTTCCTTATGATCCGATGCTAAAGGTTCACATTGTGTTTGACTTGGGTTGGAATGACGCAATGGCTATAAGCCTAGTCCAGAAGCACGCATCAGAGCTTAGGTTGATTGAATACTATGAGGATAGCCATAAGACGCTAGACCATTATTCTGCATGGCTAAGGGAAAAAAATATGAACTGGGGCAAGATGTATTTACCTCACGATGGCAGGACAAGGGACTTTAAAACAGGAAAGTCAGCAGAAGAAATAATGCAATCATTTGGTTGGGATGTTGCAATTACGCCAAATATGGGTATTGAGGACGGCATTAGGCTTACACGTATGACGTTTAACCGTATTTATTTTGACAAGAACAAATGCGAGAGATTGATCCAATGTGCTAAGAGGTACAGACGCTCAATAAATCAGCAAACACAGGAGCCTGGTGCGCCTTTGCATGACGAATGGAGTCATGGAGCAGATAATTTGCGTTATACGTGCGTTAATGCAGAGGCTATGAGCAACGAAGAATGGGGAAATTCGTTGTCATTTAACACTAAATGGGTTGTATAATAGGCAAAATTCCTATAGGGTTTGGCTATGGATTCAGGACAAGTTAAAGGTATTCTCGATAACGAGATTGAAAACGCAATTGGTTACGTAGATACCGAAACAACAGAACAGAGAACTCAGGCTCTCGAATACTACTTACGTTATCCTTATGGCAACGAGGTAGAAGGTCGCAGCCAGATCGTAACTGGTGAAGTAGCTGAAGCTATTGATGGCGCATTACCACAGTTAATGCGTGTCTTTACGACTACTGAGGATATTGTTTACTTTGAACCTAAGTCACCTAATGACGAGGAAACAGCTAAACAGGCTACCGAATACTGCAACTGGGTGTTTTATCGTGAAAACGATGGTCTGCTGATTCTACATAACTGGTTCAAAGATGCGCTACTCCAAAAGACAGGTATTGTTAAGTCTTATTGGGACTCACAAGAAGATGTAATCAAAGAGAAGTATAAGAATCTAACCGAAGAAGAATTAGCTCTGCTGTTGTCTGATGAAACGATGGAAGTCGTGCGTCAGAAGGTTGATATGGTTGAGGCTGGTGTAGATGAGATGGGTATGCCGATAATGGCTCCTTCTTACTCTGTAACGGTTAAGAAGGTTAAGAAGTCTGGTCAGGTGCGTATTGAGAACGTGCCACCAGAGGAGTTCTTGCTATCCAAAGCAGCCAAGACTATTGACGACTCTCCGTTCGTAGCTCACAGACGTTTAATGCCTCGTAGTGACTTAATCGCTATGGGTTACAGCAAGAAGATCGTAGATGATCTGCCAACGTATGATGACTTAACGTACAGTCCTGAGCGTATTGCTCGTTTCAATCAAGGTGAGCAGCCAGATTCAGCTCCTAGCCTAGACTTCTCGATGCAAAACATTGAGGTATACGAGTGCTATATACGTATTGACGAGGACGAGGATGGTATCGCTGAGTTACGTAGAATTGTTTACTGCGGCTCTGAGATTCTTGAGGATGAGGAAACAGACGTAATTCCCTTCCATTCAATCTGCCCTGTCCCTATTCCGCATAAGTTCTTTGGTCTGTCATTAGCTGACAAGACAATGGATTTACAGTTAATCAAGTCCACGTTAATGCGTCAGACTTTGGATAACTTGTATCTAACGAATAATGCTCGTGTTGGCGTGGTTGACGGTCAGGTTAACCTTGACGATATGCTTAACGCTACGCCTGGCGGCATCATCCGAGTTAAGAATCCTAATGCTCTAATCCCAATGCAAGTGCCGTCTGTAACTGGTCAGGCTTTCCCAATGTTTGATTACTTGGATGGCGTACAGGCTAAGCGTACAGGAGTATCAGACACCAATGCTGGTCTTGATCCAGATGTATTGTCTAACGTCACAGCAACGGCTGTAGCGGCTATGATGAAGTCTAACAGTGGCAAGCTAGAGTTGATTGCTCGTATCTTTGCTGATACTGGCGTTAAGTCGTTATTCAGAGGCATCTTGCACTTACTGGCTAAGTATCAGGATAAGCCTAAGTTAGTCCGTATGCGTGGTAAGTATGTTCAGTACGATCCTAGAACGTGGGCAAACGAGTACGACATTAGCGTTAACGTAGGTTTGGGCTCAGGTGACAGAGATCAGAAGTTAGCTATGCTCCAGATGATTTTGGCTAAACAAGAACAAATATTGCAGCAGTTCGGCCCTTCAAATCCATTGGTATCAGTTGGTCAGTATCGTGGTACGTTAGCAAAGTTCATTGAGTCAGCAGGTTTCAAAGATGCCAATGCTTTCCTTAACGAGATCACTCCAGAACAGGATGCTGCGTTAGCACAACCACAACCACCAGCTCCAGATGCTCAGGCTGAAGTAGCCAAGATGCTTGCTGATGTAGAGCGTGAAAAGACAGCAGCTAAGTCTCAGATTGAAGCTGAAAGAATGAGATTAAAGCAGCAGGAATTAGAAGCTCAATATACCCAAAAAGGTATAGAGATGGCTATGAAGAATCAGCAGCAACAGGCTGACATAAAGATTAAAGAAGCTCAGTTAGCGGTTCAGCAATTACAGGCTATCTTAACGATGGATATGGCAGACGAGCAAATGCGTCAGAAGCAAGCAGAAATTGTCTTAAAGGCTATTAAAGAGTTAGGTGGTCTTGTCCAATGAGTAAAGCAGATTGGGCGGCTCGATTACTTCAAGATGAACGATTCATTGAGGTAATGAACGAGATGAAAGAATTAGAGATACAGAAGTTTAGAAGTACAGATTACAGCGACATGGAACTGAGAGAGCAAGCGTATATACGACTCCGAGTTCTAGAGGATATAGAAGGTTATATTCAAGGGCTTACTAACCAGAAGCTCATTGACGCAAAAAGATGGAAGATTTTGTAGTCCGTATAGGGCGGTTCCCTATATAATTATGGAAATGAAAACATGAGCGATACTGAAAGCATGACTCCAGAAGGAAATGCACAGTTAGATGTAAATGGTGCAGCTAACGCTATCTTGGGATTGATGGGATCTGATGAAGGCTCCGAACAGGAACAACCGGAACAGGTAGCAGAATCCAACGATAGCGATGCCGAATCAGAGGAATACGAGGAATCGGAAGAATCTGAGGTAGAACAAGAAGAAGCTGATGAGTCAGAGGAACCTCAAAAATTCCGTGTCAAAGCCGCTGGCGAAGAACGGGAGGTAACCCTAGATGAACTCATTAAGTCGTATCAACTTGGCACTGATTATACAAAGAAATCGCAAGCTGTAGCGGAAGAACGTAAGGCAGTTGAAGCTGAACGCCAAGCAGTTCAAGAAGCGAAGCAACTCCGAGATACTTATGCGGAGAGGTTGCAGTATATCGAGCAAGCCTTGATGCAGCCTCAAGAAACAGAGAATCTGGAATACCTGAAAGAGACCGATCCAATCGGTTACGCTGTTAAGGTTGCAGAGATGTCTCAGAGGGAAAAGCAGTTAGCGCAGGTTCGTGCTGAGAGACAACAAATAGCTCAACAGCAGGAATACGAAAAACAACAGCAACTACGTGCAACAGTCGCACAAGAAGCTGAGAAGTTAGTTAGTGCGTTACCTGAATATGCTGATCCTGTTAAGGGTGAGGTAATCCGTAAAGAGATACGCAGCTATGGTAAACAGGCTGGATTCTCGGATGATGAATTAGCGAATGTATTTGATTCTCGTGCAGTATTAACGCTTTATAAAGCTATGCAGTACGATAAATTGAAAGCATCGCAACCGGCTATTGCTAAGAAGGTGAATGAAGCTCCTAAAGTTATGAAGTCAGGAGTATCACAACCAAGAGATAGCGGGTCGGAAGAACTGAAAAAACTGAAGGCTAGGGTAAGACAATCCGGAAGGGTTGCTGATGCCGCAGCCGCTTTTGAACGCTTTTTATAGGAAATTATTATGCCAACATTTCAAACATTTACCGCTATCGGTATGCGTGAAGATTTATCTGACGTTATCTATAACATCAGCCCAACAGATACACCAATTATGTCGTCAATCGGTAAAACTAGCGCAACTGCTGTTTATCACGAATGGCAGACGGATACACTTGCTGCCGCCACAACTCAAGCAGCAGTTGAGGGTGCAGACGCAACTTCCGCAACTTTGGCTCCAACGACTCGTGTAGGTAACTACACTCAGATCATCCAGAAAACTGTACAAGTTTCTGGTACTTTGGACAAAGTAAACAAAGCTGGTCGTAAGTCAGAAAAGGCTTACCAATTAGCTAAAGCATCCGCTGAACTGAAGCGTGATCTGGAAACAATCATCACAGCTAATCAGGGTCGTAGCGCAGGTACTTCAACTGTAGCTCGCACAATGGGTTCCTTGTTGTCATGGATCAAAACCAACAGCTCACAAGGCAGTGGTGGTTCAGCTCCAGCAACTTCTGGCGTATCTACTCGTACCGATGGAACACAGCGTACTGCTACTGAAGCATTGTTGAAAACTGTTATCGCTTCAATCTTTGATGCGGGCGGTTCACCAAAGGCTGTATTCGTTGGTTCTGCTGGTAAGCAAAAGATGTCAACCTTTGCTGGTATCGCAGTTAATCGCTATCAGATCACTAAGCCTGAAGCTGGTGTAATCATCGGTGCTGCTGACATTTATCAATCTGACTTTGGTCAATTGTCTATCGTTCCAGATCGTTTCATGCGTAGCCGTGATATGTTGATTCTCGATCCTGAGTACGCAGCAATGGCTTACTTACGTCCATTCATGACTAATGAATTGGCTAAGACTGGTGACTCCGAGAAAACTCAGATCCTAGCTGAGGTAACGATTGAGGTAAAAAATGAGGCAGCTCATGGTATCGTAGCTGACTTGGACTTCTCGCTGTAATTTGACTAGCCCCTGACTTCGGTTGGGGGCTTTTTTGAGGGATTAATGGAAAACTTTCGTACTCAGACGGTTCATGCGGACGGTGATGGCGGCATTATCATCGAGACTAATCAAGATATATCAGACATCCTAGAACGTAACAAAGTTCTTAGGGAAGTGGACAAGGCAAGGACAGGCGCAACAGAAGATTTACATCTAATAGGTTCAATACCGTTTACGGCTATTGATAAGCTCAACGAGATGGGAATCATGAGAGGTTTTGCGATAATGGACGAGGTAGCTTTTAAAAAGTGGCTCAACCATCCTGAACAAGCTCCGTTAAAGATATATCGAGGAACAGTATGAGAGTTGGCGTTTGTATTCCATGTAGAGACGAGGTTCATACAGGATTTGCTTTTGACTTTGCTAGGATGGCTGCACACGATGCGTCTGTTCGATGCAAGGATGGAAAGGGCGGTCTAAGCCTTTATACGATGCCTGGCACGTTGATATTCGATCAGCGTGAGAAGTTAGCTCAGGTAGCGTTAAAAGAGGGCTGTGACGCTATTCTGTACATTGATAGCGATATGAGATTTCCTCCTGACTTGATAACAATTATGTTATCTCGTGAGGTTGGGATTCTCGGTGTCAATGCAGTCACAAGACGTAAACCATGTATGCCTACGACTAAGTTGTTGATTAAGTCAGAAGATGAGAAAGGTATTCGCCATCATTGGTCTAATGTCGATTCTCGTGGTAAAGAAGGCATTGAGAAGGTTACTGCTGTTGGTTTTGGGGCGGTAATGATTCGTAGGGAAGTGTTTGAGAAGGTTCCTCAGGCTTGGTTTGATGCCGGATGGGGGCCAACTGGTGTAGTAGGTGAGGATGTTCACTTCTGTGTTAAGGCTGGCGATAATGGCTTTGATACTTACGTGGATCACGAGCTGTCTATGCACATCAAACACATAGGTACGTATGAGTATGGTTGGGATGATTTCGAGCAACTAGAGGAATAATATGGCGTTTACAAGCTACAGTGACTTAAAAACTACAATAGCTAGTTATTTGGCTCGTAGCGATCTAACGGCTATGATTCCTACGTTTATTCAGTTAGCTGAATTACGTTTACGTAGAGAGCTTAGAACTCGTCAGATGTTGGTTGTAGCTACTGCATCAACTACTGGCGGTGACTCTACCGTTGGACTTCCTACTGACTTCCTAGAGATGCGTGATATTCACGTTAATACGAATCCTATTACGACTCTAGCTTACTCAGCTCCTAATGCTTTCTACAATTCTTACAGAGCTACCGAGTCAGGTAAGCCTACTGATTACACCGTCTTAGCTACTGAACTACAACTATCTCCAGTTCCAGATAGTGCTTATCAATTACAGATGCTCTACTACGCACAGCCGTACTTCTTGAGCGATACGAATACGGGTAATGTTTTCTTGACTAACTATCCAGATGCTTTGCTTTACGCTGCTTTAGGTGAAGCGGAACCGTATCTAATGAATGACGCAAGATTACAGACTTGGGCTAGTTTGTACGATAGAGCAATATCATCAATAACAATATCTGACCAAAGTAGTGAATACAGTGGTCAACCTATGTCAATGTCATATAACGTGAGGTAATAAATATGGCCGAAATGAGTAACTACCTAGAAAATGCTCTAATTAACGCTACCTTGCGTAATACGAGCTACACAAGTCCTGCTGCTGTTTACGTAGGTTTATATACGTCTGATCCTACTGATGCTAATACTGGTACTGAGGTATCTGGTGGTTCTTACGCTCGTGTTGCTGTAACGATGGGTGCGCCTAGTAACGGTGTGTCGCTAAATACTGCTGCTGTAGAGTTTGCACAGGCTTCTGGCTCATGGGGTACTGTAGGTTGGATTGGCATTCTTGACGCATCGACTAGCGGTAACTTGCTTTACCACACAGCGTTAGACGTATCTAAAACTATTTCTTCTGGTGATATCTTTAAGATAGCTATAGGTAGCCTTAGCGTAACTTTAGCATAGGGAGTAAGCGATGCCACTAGTTGTCGCAGATCGTGTCAAAGAAACATCTACTACTGCTGGCACTGGTACGTTAACGCTTGCTGGAGCTAGTGCAGGGTTTCAATCCTTTGCTGTTATTGGTAACGGTAACACTACTTACTATTCTATTGTTGATAGCACTGCTGGCACTTGGGAAGTAGGTATCGGTACGTATTCATCATCAGGCACTACATTAGCTCGTACTACGGTATTGGCTAACAGCTCTGGTACTACTTCACCTATATCATTTGCATCTAACAGCAAGGACGTATTTGCTACGTATCCTGCGGGAAAAGCTGTATATGAGGATGCAGTAAATACTGCTTATGCAGATCAATTAGCTGCTGCTAACGGTATCGTAATCAACAACAAAACAATAGCTACAAGTTACTCAATTCCTAGTGGTTATTCAGCTATGAGTACAGGCCCTATTACGATTAATAATGGTATTAGCGTAACTGTACCTAACGGTTCACGATGGGTGGTTCTGTAGATGTTTGGCTTTTCAACATACTCAGAGAATCCTTACTCAGCTACAACTGTTAGTACTGGTGTCTTATTTGGTGCTGCTAGTGTCAATGGTTTGGCGACTGTAGTAGCTAACGGTGGATATTTATTATCTGGCTCTGCTGCTATTAATGCTTTAGCTACGGTTTCTGCTTCTGCAATTATTATTCAGAGCGGTGCTGCGTCTATAGTAGGAACGGCTACTGTAACTGCAAATGGTGGCTTAGTAATTAATGCGGTAGCTTCTATTGATGGAACTGCAACAGTAACTGCTGATGGTAGTCGAGTTACATTTGCTTCCGGCTCAATTGATGGAGTCGCTACAGTCACAGCAGAAGGCATCAGAATACAGACTGCTATAGCTAACATTTTAGGTGAGGCTACTGTAACCGCATTAGGTGGCGTAGAGTACAGCGCAAATGCTTCAATTGAGGCAAATGCAGATATTGTATGTATGCCGATAATGATATGGGATGGTGATTCTAATATATTGGTTAATGCTACTTTAATAGCTGACGCTAATGTTATTGGTGATGAATGGAATCAAGTTACAGAGGATGCTAATACATGGACTTTAGTATCTGGTGGGTCAAATATATGGACTGAAGTACCTAGTGAATCTAATACTTGGACAAGGCAATAATGGCTAAACAACGCATAACTTTCGGTGAATGGCTACCAGATCAGCCTGGTGTGACAGGTGCTTTAACGGACGCAGTTAACTGTTATCCAGTTACTAATGGCTATGCTCCGATATTAGGTGAAGCTGACTACTCTAATGCTGCGGCAGCTAATTTATTAGTATCGTTTGCAGGTAAAACTGCCGGAATTGTGTCTTTATTTGGCGGTTCTGCTAGTAATTTGTACAAGTTTACGCCTGGTACTCGTGCTATGGCTGCATTAACCACCACAGGATATAGCGGAATAGAGTATTGGGATACTGCTCAGTACGGTAACAAGATGATTATGGCTAACGGCTCAAATAAATTGCAGCAATACACGCTAAATTCATCGACTTACGCCACAGATTTAGCAGCAGCAGCTCCAGAAGCTAAGTATGTAACAGTAGTTAAGGACTTTGTAGTCGCTGCTAACGTAACAGGCGAAGAAAATAAGGTTTACTGGTCTGATATTAACGATGAAACAGACTGGACTCCTGGTCTTGCTAGTCAATCTGACTCTCAAGTGATACCAGAAGGTGGTGACATTACTGGTTTAGCGGGTGGTGAGTTCGGATTAGTATTCTTAGAACGTGCAATCTATCGTATGACGTATGCAGGTAGCCCGTATTTCTTCCAGTTTGACAATATAACTAGAACTTTGGGCTGTATTTCACCTGGTTCTATCATTAATTACAGTGGTTTAACATATTTCCTAGCTGATGACGGTTTTTACGTATGCGATGGGCAATCTGTTAAGCCTATTGGAGCAGAAAAGATAGATAGATGGTTCTTTGACCGAGTAAATGCAGTTAGTTTAAAGAATGGCATATCGTCTGCTGTTGATCCTGAGAAAAGAATCATTATTTGGTTATTTCCTAACCAATCAGCAACTAATACTTTACTTATTTACAATATATTATTGAATAAGTGGTCTTATGCAGATACTACGGCAAGCAGTATTTCGTTTGCTATTACGCCATCAGTAACGCTAGAGGATTTAGATAACTTTAGTACAAGTATTGATGCTTTAACGATCTCTCTTGACGATAGACAGTGGACAGGCGGTCAATTACTGTTAGCCGGAACTAGTGGAGCTAAGATTATTACGTTTAGCGGTGCTTACAAACAGGCTGCATTAACGTCAGGCGATATAGATGTAGGTCGCTCAGTGGTCACTTTAGCTCGTCCTATCGTGGATAACGGTAGCGGCTCTGTAGCGGTCGCAAGTCGTGAGCTACTAGATGATGCCATCACGTTCGGAGATGCGTCTGTAGCTGATTCTGAGGGTCGCTGTGGGCTTCGTTCGGCAGGTAGGTATCACAGGATTAAAACTAATCCTATCGGCACATGGAGAACTGCTGTTGGTGTTGATGTTGATATTAGTGGTCAGGGTTCTCGATGACTAGAACTGTTCAATTCCAGACATTACCGCCTTTTGGTGGGGATCAGCGTCAGGTTGCTGAGGTTGTTCGTGGGGTTATGGACGGTAAGACGAATAACACTGGAAAGGTAACTTTAGCTACTGGTAACGCAACGACTACCACTATATACGACAGCCGTATAGGCAACGAGAGCTTGATATTCTTGGTTCCTGTATCTGCTGCTGCTTATGATGATTCAGCTCCTTATGGTGCGTTTCAAAGCCTTGTGGATCAATCTATAACGGCTAATACAGCTACGGCTATGACGTTAGATACTACTGACTACACTAACGGGGTATATCTATCAAATAGTTCTAGGATGAATGTCAGGAATGAAGGCATTTATAACCTACAGTGGTCAGGTCAGTTCCAAAATACAGATACTCAGTTACATGATATTACTGTATGGCTAAGAAAAAACGGCGCAGATATTACGGGTTCATCTGGTCTTATGACTGTTCCTGGCTCACATGGTGGTATAGATGGTCGCACTATTGTTGGTTGGAATTACTTTTTAGAATTAGCTGCAAATGACTACATTGAGCTTTATTGGTCATCTACTAACGCTTCAATAAGTTTACAGTTTTATGCGGCAGGTACAAGTCCGACTAGACCAAGCACAGCATCACTAATTACGACAATGAATTATGTAGCTCCAGCAGCATCATCTAATGTTTATGTTTCCTCACAACAGCA